AAAGACACTTCAGGTACAGGTGGGTGATAACGTCCGTTTGACTAACACTAGGTTTGGTTGGGATAACAAAGAGTTTGAAGTTATAGCTTGGAACTTTGGTCTTACTGATGGCCTTGACCTACAGACACAGATGACCTTACGGGAAACTGCTGAATCTGTATATGATGAAGTTGATGATGGTGTCGTCTACGAAAGAGATAACACAACTCTCCTGTCACCATTTGATGTACCTGCGGTGGGCTTGGCAGCAACAGTTAGAACTCAAGTAATCCGTGAGAAGCTAACTAACATCATCACACTCAATGTTACCTCTGGCGCACCTGAGAGAATTGACTACGTTGAGGCTGAGTTTAAGCTATCCTCTGATACAGACTGGATTACGCTTGGCACAGGTCAACTTGGTAAGTTTGAAGCCATAGACCTTGAAGATGGTAACTATGACTTTAGGGCTAGAGCTGTCAACACCTTTGGTATCAAGGGTGAATGGAATGAGTTAGACGCCATCAATGCCTCTGGTCTACTTGAGCCACCCTCTGATGTTACAGGCTTTGTAGCTGAAGTTAATGGCCCAGTTATTACCCTCGACTGGAACGCCGTACCTGATCTTGATCTGTCGTATTACATTGTACGATATTCCCCTGATCTGGTTGGTGCAAGCTGGGGTAATGCTCTAACGTATGTCGATAAGGTATCTAGGCCAGCGTCTAGTGTTTCAGTTCCAGCTAGGGCTGGTACATACATGGTTAAAGCTGTAGACAAATCCGGTATTACCTCAGTTAACTATACATCTGTAGTTGTGCCTGTAGCTAACATTGAACCTCTTGCTAATACCTTGAGCCTCACAGACAGCCCAACCTTCACTGGTACTAAGACAAACACTGAAGTTGTGAGTAGTAACCTTCGTATTGACGATTATGTTACAGCACCATCAGAAGGTGAATACTTCTTTAGTAACTATATAGAAACTGGTGATAGTACAGTTAAGAGGTGTCGTGTTTACGTCAGTGGGCTAACGACAAGACATGATGACACTGCTGGCCTATTTGACGACCAACCGGGGTTATTTGATGATGCTCCCGGTCTGTTTGATGACTTGGGTGGTAGCAGTCAATTCTCGGATACTAACATAATAACACTTGTATCTATAACACAGGATGATCCAGCGGGTTCACCTACTTGGTCTGACTATAGTGCAATTAAGGTTGCAGACCTTAGTGCAAGAGCGTTTAGATTTAAGATTAGACTTACGTCTACAGCAAATAACGTAACCCCGTCTGTTTCTGCACTAACAGCTTATGTGGAGTATAACTAAATGTCACAGAATGATCTGGTGATCTCAAACCAAACCTTTCCTGCTACAAGGGCAGACATTACCTCTGCGTTACAAGCCTTGGGTAGTAACAATAGTGGGCCTTCTGCACCATCTACAACTTATGCTAATATGATGTGGTATGATACTACCTCTAACATCCTTAAGATTAGGGCTGAGGCTAATGATGCTTGGATTAACATAGGGTATCTTGACCAGAGTTTAGATACATTTAAAATACTTGATGACACTGTTGTCGCTACAACTGGTGGTGCAACTACAGGACTTATCGGAGATCAATCCACAGCTACTTGGCAAGCTGGTACAGGTACTACTGAAAGTCTTGTGTCGCCAGCTAAAGTATTGGCTGCTATTAATGCAAGTGGTGCTATATCTGAATCCGCAAGAGATGTCACAGGTAGTGCAGGTTATCTTACACTTAGCAACGGGTTTATTTTCCAATGGGACAACTGGAGTTATTCTCACGGGTATAGAAGTTTTCCTATAGCTTTCCCTAATGCTTGTCTTGGTTTTTCATATACTCAACAAAGTGGATGGTACGAAAACTGGAATGGGTACAAAGTAAGTGCCAGTCAGTATTACACAAATAATACCTATGTTGGCACAAACGCATCTCGTGCCACTTACCAAGCTATGTTTTCGATAGGATACTAATATGAAATACGCACATATAGACTCCAGTAACTTTATCCTTGGTTGGTACACAACAGATTTACATAGTAAAATACCAACACCAAACGTAGAGGTCAAAGATAAAACTTGGACTAACGCTATTAACAATGGTCATAACCATGTTACTAATGATGGTGTTACCTCTTACGTTGATCCCAGAACACTTGAGGATCGTGAGAATGAAGTTCGTACTGTTAGAAATGCACTACTTAAAGATGAAGTTGATCCTGTTGTAAGTAATCCCCTTCGTTGGGCTGACATGACGACAGATAAGCAGACCGAATGGGCTGACTATCGTACCTCACTATTGTCACTTACTGACCAACCGGGTTTTCCTGATAATGTGACGTGGCCTACTAAACCAGAATAAGGATGTACTAATGCCCTACAAACTTGGAACACGCAGCCTACAGAACCTGTCGGGTGTTAACCCTGATATGGTCGCTGTAGTTAAGAGAGCAATCGAGATCACTGAGGTTGACTTTACAGTCATCGAGGGTATCCGTCACATCAACCGTCAACGAGAGTTACTCAAGGCTGGTAAGTCAACTACCTTGAACTCACGACATATCACAGGTCATGCTGTAGACATGGTTCCTTATCCTGTCGATTGGGAAGACCTAGAACGCTTTGAGCTTATGGCTGAAGCTATGAAAGAAGCGGCAGAAGAACTCGACATTCCTATCGTATGGGGTGGTGACTGGAAGAGCTTCTATGATGCACCTCACTTTGAACTTGACCGAAAGACGTACCCATGAGCAAAGAGATGATTAACAATAATTTATCTATAGGGTTAATCTTAGGTCTCATTACTCAGGGTGCAGCTATCGTATGGACTGTATCAATGATGATGTCGGACATCGAAAGTAACCGTGACGACATCCTAGAAACACAATCTCGTATCACAAGACTTGAATCTGCCGTTAATACTCAGGCTGTGGCTATGGCTAGGATTGATGAGAATATTAAAGCTATTCGTGGTGCAGTAGAGGCTATGGCGAACAGGGGTCAATAGTAGAATGATTGATCCATTTACAGCTATGGCAGCGGCTACTACAGCCTACAATGGTATCAAGAAAGCTATATCCGTAGGTCGTGAGATTAGTGGGATGGCTGGTGCAGTATCTCAATGGTCTAAAGCTGTAAGTGACCTAGACTTCTTGGAGGAGAAAGCTAAGAACCCTCCTTTGTATAAGATGTTTAACGACAACCAATCTACAGTACTAGACATATG